GATATCCCCAATCTAATTATTCTCTATCATGTTTAGCTAGAAGCAATATTATTAGCAATAGCATAACGCCAATTGGTTACACAACCACCGTACCGGCAGTTGATGGAGAGATAGTAAGACAAATTCACTTCGTCTCTCCATGTATCGAGAACGGGATCTTGCCTCTGAGTTGCCATTAGACCTTCTCGTCTGGTAATCAAGAACCACCCATCGGTATCGGTCAAATAGGACCACTCTAAAGGTTCTACCAACCCTTTGAGGACATTGATGTCGTTATCTGCACTCCCAGGAATCAAAGTAGAGTTTAGCAACACCTGTGCAGTAAACTTCAATGCTGGAGGAATCAAAAGGGTATCAGGTTGCAGTTCAATCACATTTCCTCTTTCATCCCTGTTGTTCACTGAAGTGAACGTAACATACGCACTTTGGAGATTTGTCTCAGTAAGTGCATTTGCAGCATTGTAGTTAGAATAGGTATTGCCCACTTTGTCAGGATGTGCAGTGGAAAAGTAGGGTTTACCATCATATATTAGATTCCCAGTCGGGTCGTCAACGACATTGGCAATTGTGTTATTAAACACATCATTACCAGCAGTCATAGCACCGTAATTGAAGAACTTGGCATAAAATTTCTCTTTAGTCCTTCGATAAGACTTACCCCAAGAGGCCACAGTCTGCTGAATGAGATTAGCCTTTTGGTTGTCTTCAATGGACTCTTTAGAGAAACGAACCAATTTTCCGAAAGTTCGGTTCTTGCAAATCACAGTGTACCCTTCCATAGGAGCATCTGCCTGAAGATCTTCATCTTCTGGTTTCTCTTCAAGATCTCCCATCCCGATGGCCGTTGTAAACTTAGTATAGGCTTCAGTAGAGGGAATTACTTCAAATATCTCTTCGTATACTGGAGGCGTTTCATCATATGCTTCCCAGAAATATCCGTCATCACCTTATGTAGAGCCGTTTAAACTCTACCTCACCGTTTCCAGTGAGAATCGGGTCATATCATCACCCAACAGTTTGGGTGTCCCGCGCTCATGGGAGAGATTATTGTTGGGACTCACTCTCCTGACCTCCGAACCTTCCTTGCTACCTTCGCCCAGCAAGGCTTGGCTGCTGATTGCCAATATCCCTAAAAGGGACTTAGGTTTCCAGCAATTCACGGGATTTTCAACTATCTGTTACCAGATAGTGGCGCAGCAGATCTACGCATCTTTTTTCATCGCCTCAGTAAAATCATCACGTCTTCATCACCTTATGTAGAGCCGTTTAAACTCTACCTCACCGTTTCCAGTGAGAATCGGACCATATCATCATCCAATTTCTTATTGGATGCCCTGCGCTCGTGGGGAGAATTACCCTCCTCAGCATTATCTGTTAGAAGTCGCTCCCTGGCCTCTGAACCTTCCAGAATGTTTCCACTCTGGCTTGGCTGCTGATTGCCAATATCCCTAAAAGGGACTTAGGTTTCCAGCAATTCACAGGGTTTTTCACTACCCGTTACCGAGTAGTGGCGCAATTCCTTACGCCTGCCATTAATTTTCACCATCCTTCATAATATCTTTTATGCTACATAAGCCGAAGGCTTAATACTAACAAGAACTGCGTCATTATCGGTATCATAATCATGAACTAGCAACATTGCACTTGCTTCATTGCCTACCTTGTAAGCCTTCTGAGTAAGGGCATACGTAGCATTTGCTGTCTTGATATTACACAACGCACCGACTACAGTAGCATTGGCACTTGCAGATGCCGTATCAAGAGGCATCCAGAACTTATTTTCTACTCCTGTATAGACAAAGCCTTTTTCATCAGTAGAAGTCTTGTGCCCGTTCTTACCTGAGTCATCTTTCGGACAATGTGCCCAGCCATACACACCTCCAGCAGCTCCCGTAGGAGTTGCATTGGTATATAGCGTAGCACGACCATTAACCATCTTCACAAACCTTCCAGTTTGACGGTTTAGGTATTGTGTATTTGCAAAGGGAACTTCCATACCAGTACCTGGTCCAGAAGCCCATCCCATTCTAAATTTAGCCATATTAATTTCACCTTCCTTTATTACTCTTCTTCAGGCGGTTTTACCTTACCCAACTTGACATCTCGCCTATAAGCAATTTCTGCCCAATCTTCTGGTTTGAGACCATGCTCTTCTGCTTCCTTTATAATACGAGGGTCTTTTGGGTTGTATTTGCCTGAATGTGAACCAGTTTTATCTTCAGTCTCAGTTGACCGAAATGATTCAGTGTTTGCATCAGAACGAACTAAATTGTCGTTCTCTGGGTCGTTGAGAAATTCATTTACGTATTCATCAACTGTCTTTTCATCAACCATCTTTCCAGATGAATCATAGACTGGGTAGAAGAACTTATCCAAGTTCTCGTCATATTCAAAACCATCTTTTAGCAACTTGACAATCTGCTTTGGGTTGTATGCCTTCTTAGAGGCGATTTCTAAAATCTCTCTCTCCAGCCTGTACTCACGTAACCGAGAAATACGTTCATCACGTTGTTTAAGCTCATTTTCTCGGTCCTCAAGAAGCTTCTTGAACTCGGCCATTTGTTCTTCAAATTGTTTCTGAAGAGATTGTTTCTCCTTTTCGAAGCGAATTTTTAGTCTCTCCTCCTCTGATTTCTTCTTCAGCTCTTCTTCTTCTTTCTTTCTGTCAAGTTCTTCCTTGAACTCTTTAAGAGCCTTGTATTCCTCCATCATTCTGTCTAGTTCTTCTTTAGGAGGGATTTCTTTCATCTTACTTTCAAACTCTTTGAGTTTTTCTTGAAGTCTTCGCTTCTCCGACTTTATAGAATCACGCTGAGAGATGACTTTTTTCAACTCTTGTTCTAAGTATTCAGGATCTTTAGTCTTTTTCTCTTCTGTGGTTTTGTCTTCATTTTTAGTTTCTTCATCTTTAGTCTCTTGATCTTTTAATTCTTCATCTTTAGGCATAATAGCACCTCCGTGCGCCATCCGGCTTTGTTGTTAATAATTGTAATTTTCTTCAAGGTATTTAAGTTCCTTGATTATCTCCTTAACCTTATCATTGTAACGACAGAGAAGTACATAAAGAACATGACGCTTTTGTTTAGCCTGCTTTAGTTCTTCTAGCAATTCACGTCTCCTTCTTCGCACTTCCCCAATTCCATTATTCCACTTTTTCCTTTCTGATATTCTTTACATCCAATGTGTCTTTAGACTGAAAATTATCTTTTTCATTTACACTGTTTGGATTCCCAGAACCATCATCTATAAGTTTCCTAGTATTTGGCGTTGGTTCAACTTTACCATCACCAGATTCTATCTCTGCTTCTACCTGTCTCATAGTACTTTGTGGAGCTAAAGGTATAGCCCGTCTAGCAAGATTCTTCATTAATGTCTTGTTTAGAGTCTCAGAGAAGTTCTTTTCCATAATTCTGAAGGTAGAGTCTATCTCTTCAGATAGTGCTGCTATATCAAAGTTATCTGCATATCTCACTTCTTCAAACTTGGATGGGTCTTTACCTAGTTGCATATAGGCTAACCTACTGATTTGGTTCTCAAACTTCTGATATGCAGCAGCCTTGTTAGCCAATGCAGCATTTACTCCTACAAACCCCATTTGTGCAGCTCTACCAGACCTACCCATATATATATCATTAGATGTCCCAAGTAGACCAGCTAAACGATAGATTTCTTTTATATGATCCACTACCAAGTTCCATATCACTCGAATGTTATCTGTATTAGGAGAAATGAACTGTGGTGCATGAGTAGAAGATGCAGGAAAAGTCCATACTGAAGAAGTGCCCACTTTGTAGAGTGGATCATCACCAGATTCTTCTTCTTCAGCCAGTGAGCCATCATCAGGAATAACTAACTGAGAGAAAGTCTGTCTTTCAATCTGTTCGTCTATACATGAACACCAATTCAGTATTATCCTATTTATATATACAATATCTTTCAACATAGACTCACCTATCAGGTTATTGTCTATATCTTCATGATAGAGAGTAGCAAGTGGAATTATACCTAACTTATTTCTCCCAGAAGCTGGCTCGCCATCATCAAACTGTACTAGATTCCCTTTGTCATCTTCTACACGCCATTCTTCTCGTGTGATGAGAGTGTAGTGTATTTCTTCCGCCCTATCGACAGAAGGATCAGCATCATGGTAGTATATAGTTTCAATCACTATCCATCTAAGATCACCAAACTTATCAACTGACCAGTCTTTGAGTTGAGTTGGATAGACTATAGTACAATAAGGTTGTATTTTCTTTTCATCTGCTCTAGTCAAACGTTTCTTGTTAGACGGTGTTATGTCAACCAGTACATGAATAGTTCCAAGTACGGAAGAAAGGAAACCGCACTTTCGTATGAAGGAAGTTATATCAGTTCCACGCAAATCTACATTTCGCCTGAATTGCTGTAGATTTGGATCGGGCGGTCTTTCAATTCTTTCCTTAAATATATAGGTGTTGTAGAGCTTTGGAATAGATTCACAGAAATTCAGGAAATATGCTCTATCTACTCTATCATCATAATCTGACACTTCTTCCAGTCTGTGGGAAAACAGATTGCTTTCGTTAGCAAAGTTTCTTCCACCTTTGACTGAAGAGAGATAGAGATTCCACAGATCTACATTATCTGTATATAAAGGATGTATCCTATCAGAAAGTTTGACTAGCTTAGCCATTTATTACCAAATCCTTTTCTTGGCTGGTTTGAATAACATCTTAAATTTCTTAGCTTTTACAAGAGAGAAAGCCATTTCGAGTGCATCTAATACGTCATCTGCATCATTTTTCTCTCCAGTGTATCTCAATATCTGGTCCATAGCTTCTCTATACCTGACTTTCTTCTCAAATTTATCTCTATCAAAGAGTATGGTTCCATCTCGCATAAAAGGAAAAAGACTCTCAATCCTTAATTGCTTATTGGATTTATTGTCTATCTCCTTTATAGGTATTAACATACCAGCTTTCTTCATTTCCAATCTGAGCAGTTCAGAAAGGACATATTGAAAAGCTGTGGTTTCAACTCCAAACATTGCCCATATATGATGTTCATACGCTCTGAGTATGTCTTTTATCTGTTTATCAACACTTCTCCGTTGCATATCTATGTCTATGACATAAGCAACTTTATTGTCTTTATCCCAAGCAAGCGTCAATATTACAGATGGATCACCAGTATGAGTATGTTTACCTAAAGATGGATCAATTGCACCAAATCTAGGTAACTCTTTCACAAAAGCAAAGTCTCTGCTGAGAGAATGAAACCATTTTAGGTCTCTTTCAAGTATCTTAACCTTGGTAGTGTCTAAAGATTCATTTTGCTTCTCTGTGAGAAATCCTGATGGATCTGTGAGCTTGTGAACCATTAAATCATAGTATGGATCACCTTCAGGCCAAAGCACTTCAACACCACGAAGCATTTCTTCTTTGTTCTTTTCAAAAAACTCTCTGGCGTGCTGGATTCTATCCTTATCTAAAGGATTGGTATATATCTCAGCCCATTCATCCCATAAAGGAGAATCGGAGAATTTTTCTACAGCTTTGAAAACTTTACTGTTCCAATCTGGGTAAATAGCTGGATTTATTAGTCTATTTAGAAGAGCCTCATGCCCTATGATAGTTCCTATGACAAATATATCCAGCTTTTCTGCTTCTGCTCCAACAAACATAACGTCTTTGTTGAACCATTCACGGATAGCATCTCGCTGGGCTTTAGAGCGGACCATTTCGAGGTCTTCTAAATCATCTCCGAGCAGAAGATCAGGTCTTTCAGTTCCGAACCTTCTACCACGAATCTTACTTCCAGTACCAAGTGCCAAGACCTTTATATCATTTCTGGTAATGATCTCGTCTGCACGCCAAGTAGCTCCTTTTCCACAAAGATGTGGAAAATCTCTCATTAACCGCATATTTCCTTCTAGCTCTTTCTTTATATCTGCTAGAAAATCTACAGCCTGATTTACAGTATTAGAAATCAATATGATAAATTTTTTCTTATTATAAGCCATACACCAGATAGGAAATATGCAATTGATAATTGTACTTTTTGCTGAGCCCCTTGGTGCTGCTATAGCCCACCTAACTTTTCTCTTATCATGTACTGCTTTAGGTAAGGTCTTGTACAAAAAATCATGGAATTTACTATTCGGTCTTTTCAGATAATGTGGGAAATAAAATCTAGCAAAGGCATCAAGTCGATATTCACAGGTTTCTATTATATGTTTTATCTCAATATTGCCGAATCTTTTTGCATCTTCTTCGTATAGATCTAGCAGGAGTTTATTCTTTTGTTCTGGCGTGTCCTGTTTTATCTTCACCACTTTTAACCTATACTTGCTCCAAAATTCTTCTGCTCTTTCCTTGTGCCACTTTGAAGCTCTAACAGTCTTGGTAGGAAGTTGCTTGAATTTCTCTTGTCTTATAAGTCTTTCTTCCCACAAATCGAGAATTTCCCTAGCAAAATCGGGTATTTCTCCGTATTTGTTAAGCAGTCTTTCTCTTTCTTGTTGTATTGCTTCAAGTGTCTTGAAGTTCCTGTTGAATAATCTGCCTACGCTTGTCTTATTTGTTGTTCTTCCCAACGATTATATCCGCTATCTTGTCTCTTTGTTCTGGTGTCAACTCACTTTCTGGAACGTAAGTGTTGTTCTGTGTATTTATCTGTGTAAAGGATTCTATCTTAACTGAATCTAGTCCGTACAATTTGGCTCTATCCATCAGAGTAGAAACCCATCTTATGTGAAAATCCCTAGCCAATGATGGTTTTGGGACAAGCACTTCATTGCCATTTTCATCCAAGACAGGTCTGCCTTTCTTATCTCTCAACGGCACACCATCACGATATTGTTGAAACAACTTCTTGGCTTCTTCAGCAGCTTTGACCAATTCTGCATCAAGCTCTATGCGCTTAGCTGCCACTTCTTCTGGAGATAGCTCATTTATAGCTATCTCTTTGAGATACTTGTGCGCACGTTTGACAGATGCTAGTGTCATTCCAAGTTGATCAGCTATTTCAACATCTCCCACACCAGCATCTGCCAACTTTTTGATCTCGGTAAGTCGCTTTACACGTTCGGCTAAGGTAACGGTCCCTCTAGGCATCTTTTTCTACTTCACCCTGTTCATCAGTTCACGCCTGAGATCAAGCATTTCCCTGCGAATCTTGTCATACTGCTCATTAGCCATTCTCTCAATCTTCATGGCATTGTTCCTGTAGACCAGCACACTTACAATAGCACCTACTACAAGACCTGCTGCAAAAATAAGTACAGGATTCATTTCGTCCTCCTTTTCTTATTAAATAATTTCCATAAGTTGTTACGATCCATAGTATCTAAAAAGGCAAAAGCAAACTTGTCCATTGGTTCTTCGATTCCAATTGAAAGCATTGAATTTAGACAGTGTAAAATGTGCATGAAGACATAGGCTCTTTCAATGGCCTTTTTCTTTATCACATTAGATATATAAATGATACAACTGTCATGATCTACACGTGAAGCATATTCATCCAACTCTTCAAACTGTGCTCCACACTCTATTATGAACTGGTGACCTAGTATGTTGACCTTACAATCTTTTGGTATGTCCCACTTGTCTGTTTTGAGATTGTCTTGTAAGAATTGGAACACCGAATTGCTCAGTGCATTTACATGCTCTTCCTCAAACGTGAAGAGTACATAGCTATAATCTATAGCGTGTATGAGTTCATGGAGAAAAGAAACCAAAAGTTTACTTTCATTACGTTTCTTTATAAACTCACCAGCTATGCGTAGATCCAGGTCATAGAAAGAGTGTTGAGCTGTCCTATCATCTGCTTCTACGAACTTATAAGGAAAAATGACGTTGTAATCGAAGCACCCAACACGAACAGTCTTCGGTAATTTCAGTGACATCCGACAGCTCCAATATTCAGTTTTCTATAAATATTATAGAAAATTTAGCAGATTTTGCAAGTATTAAGTTAAATATTTATTCAAAAATACTTGACAGCAGGAGGTATATACTTATATTTACCTGTAGAAAGGAGGTGGAAATATGATAGATGTAAAAGAACTGACGCTGGAAGAAAAACTGAGATTGTTGAAGGAATTAAAATCTGAAAAGGCTATCATCTCTCAACAGGTCAAATCTACTATGGACACATTAGCAGAAAAGATTGTAGGGGTGATAGAGGCAGAAAAGGCTAATGTAGAGAAGAATGTAATTCCAGTGCTGGGAAAGAAAGGCAGAAGAGCTAAAGTGTCAGTGCCAGTGAACGGTAGAAGAATAGATGTGCAGATAATAGTGAAATAATAGGAAAAACCCACCAGTTTAATGAAGCTGGTGGGTTTTCTTTTTAACAGAAGATTTTTATTACTTGAGACTTACCTTCTCTATATGGGTGTAAATTTCGGAATACCACTTTTTCATTTCTTCTATTTGTGGTTCTAACCAGCCTATCTCTGGTGCTACATAAAGAAGCCATTCATGTAAAACTGAAGGTCTGAGTATGTAGAAACAACATACTGAGACATCAAAACCATCATAAAAAACAATGGAATCTTTATAAAAAAACACTGGGATGTGGAAAGGGTTTATCTGAGAGTGTATAGAAACCTCTTGCTGAGAATAACTTCTCATTTCTCCATCAGAGTTGAAGAGTGGAGAGATATGTATCCCAAATTTATACTGGGTATGTGACTTGGTAATATAACGATTCCTGAGAGGGATGTGAAAATATACTTCTTGGTTTTGAGGTTTTTCTTTACACACCAATCCTTCAGGACAACTTTCAAATTCAAACTCGTAATATGTATATGGGGATACTAGTTCCTGCATCCAGTCAAAGAACTTAAACTGTTTGCTGCCAACAAGGAAATTGCTAAAAGTACCAAAATAGCCACTTTCCAGAAGAAGGTTTTTAACTTTTCTCGGGTATATTGTATGACACATGCTAAATTTCCTCCGATTTTCTTTGATTTACTCACTTTTCTAACAATTCCAATACTTTACACTACCAATTTTGAAAAAACACACTAGGGGTTGAATTGCTACCAAAATCTTAACTAATTGATTTCATTAGTAAACTCCCAATGTCGATTAGAGCCGATTATGGGCGATTATACTGAAATAAGTGCTATAAGCTACAATGTAGCTACATCTTTGAAATTCCCTAGTGTTTTTCATTTAGTTTCCTATTATTTTAAAAATATCCAAATTCTTTTCCACTCTTCCTGAAGTTCAATAAATTTCTCTATATTTAAACCCTGAACCGTTCAAGTAAATCCATCCTTACCGGAAGTATTTACCATTTTTTCTGATTAGTAAAGTCGTGCATGATATACTCCTAATGTTGAATTTATATAAATCTAATCATCATAGACCTATATGTCAAGTGGTATTTTTATTGATCAAAACACTTATATTTATTAATGGTTGTGGGTAATTTTGTCAAGAAACGGGACATAAAGGGGTCATATAGAAGTAGAAATTTATAAGTAGAGTTTTGTATGTAGGAATAAGGTTTTGCACAATAGGACTTTGCACAAGGCAAAAAGGTCAATGTTCAGGCTGGGAAAAGAAGGGTGGTTGAGAAATTGGAAAATTTTGTGTGGGGGTTAGTCTTGCGCCCCACTCCCACCCCGCCGGGCCAACCTATGCCCTATCGGTGCATGGGCCATGCGGCTCTACTACAGTGTGACATACCACCATGCAGTACACCACTATGTAACACACTACCAGGTAGCATACCACAAAGTGATAGGCCACAAGGTGGCATTGCACATTGTGGTATAACCTACTTATGTCACACTGTAGCACAACCATCTGTCACTTTGTGGCATCCTAAATCGGTTACTCGATTGGCTAAATCCAGCCAACGTTGGTCGAATTTAGCCAACTAAAATTTGCAAATTAAATCAATAACTTAGCGATGGCGTGCCGATAGAGTTGGCTGAAAACAGCCAGAATTGGCTAAATTTAGCCAGGAATTTAGGGATGTACCAGATACCCAAATTCCCTAAGTTATTGAAAACATTAGGAAAGAGGGGTTTTGGCATGGAGTATGCTATATAGATAGGCAAAACTTACAGGAGGTATGGGAATGTTTTATTATATGGTCCACGTATGGAGTGATGGAATAAAAACAGGATTGAAGCTAAGAACATTGAATTTGCTTAGATACAAGCTTTACACTGCTACCCAATAGCCTTATAGACCTTTGGGAATTTAACCTTAGACAGGAGGTGCGAGATATGAGATTAGATGACCGAAAGATATGTGACTTTTGTGGAGCTAGTGACAAGCCTGGACGTTTTACTAGACCTGATATGGTTAGACCTATCTACACACTTGTTGACCCTAAGAAAAAACTTGTGGACCTTTGCGCTAAGTGCGCGAGGTCTATTGGGATAGAGGTTGAGGAGTAAAAGCTTACTCCTCCTTTTAATACCCAAATTCCATTGGCCTTTATGGCCTTTGGGATTCAAACCTTAACCGAAAAAACAAGGAGTACGGAAAATGAAATACAAAATTGATTGGGTAGACAAACAGGGTAATGCAGCTAACCTAGGTTTGGATGAAGTAATTGAGGCATCGTCTAGTGAGGAAGCAACCGAAATAGCAGAATACTACTTTTTCCTAGACCGAGGTATATTGCCGGAAAAAACCCAATACCATGTAGAAGTTTACCAAATTGAGGAGAGATAAAATGTTTAAGTTATGGATTATCAACCTCTGTACACAAGGATACTTGACTGATCTCAACCCCGAAACCCTTGCACTATACGCTTATGCGCGCATAGTGCTATAGGTAACATAAATAAATATGGAGGTGACTACTATGAAAACACTAGCAGACATTTTGGAAAACAGAACTAATATTGACCTCTCACCATT